AACTCGATACATCTTTGTTTGCATCCACGGTCACAACCTTTGACGCTACTACCGTTCCAACCGATGCTCCTGTATCACTATAATTTAGTTCGGCTGTCGTTGCCGTAACACCATCAAGAATATTTAGTTCTGACGCTGTGGATGTTACACCATCTAAAATGTTTAGTTCTTCTGGTGTAGATGTAATCTGTGTTGTACTAACGGCTGCCAATACAGGTATTGTACCAGACTGATTTGGTAGGTTTATTGTTCTGTCGGCTGTTGGGTCTACTATAGTTAGTGTTGTCTCGTGGTCATCTGCCGTTGCACCCTCAAACACAATGGCGTTTTGTGCGTTTATCGTAACAGTATCAACAGTAGTTGTCGTACCTGCCACAGACAGATTTGGCACTAATAATGTGCCTGTACTTGGATTATAACGTAATGCTCCAGTGTCATCTAACAATCCATTTGACTCATTATGAAACACCACTGGGAAGTTTGTATTTGCTGTGCTGTCTGTAACTGTAACTGTAGAGGCTAATGTGACTGTGGTTCCTGCTATCACCGTTCCCAAGGCTGTACCGTTTACTGTAATAGCGTCTGCTTCTAGTGTACCGTCTACATCTACATCACCTGATATATCTAGGCTTGTAGCCTCTATCTCACCACTTGACTTAAATATAACATTGTCACCTCCGTCTACCTCAAAGATGATCTGATTGTCTGTGCTAAACTTTATTAAGTTATCGTCATCTCTACCTATAACAAGACTTGTGTTTTTTATAGTTGTGATTACAGGAGTGTTGATTGTTGGACTTGTGAGCGTCTTATTAGTTAGCGTTGCTGTAGAACTCACCGATACAAGGTCAGCATCTCCTCCAGTGCTT